CGCCAAGACCGGCAAGGTGCGGGCAATAATATTGAAAGGCAGGCAACAGGGTTGTAGCACATATGTAGAAGGGCGTTTTTATTGGCGCGTAACGCATACACGTGGGGTAAGGGCGTTCATCCTGACACATGAGGAAGAGGCCAGCAATAACCTATTTGAGCTGGCGAACCGATACCACGAGAACTGCCCGAAGCTGGTTAAGCCCAGCACCAGCGCGGCGAATGCCAAAGAACTGCATTTTGATAAGCTGGATTCCGGTTACAAGGTCGGCACGGCTGGAAATAAGGCGGTCGGGCGATCCAGTACCGTGCAGTTCTTTCATGGCAGCGAGTGTGGATTCTGGCCGAATGCTCAGCAACACGCCGCAGGGATCATTCAGGCGATACCGGACGAGCCAGGCACCGAGGTGTTCATCGAGTCTACGGCCAACGGAATTGGCAACTATTTCCACGAACAATGGCAGGCAGCAGAGGCTGGAATCAGCGAGTTCGTCGCCATATTTGTGCCGTGGTACTGGCAGGCAGAATACCGAAAGGAGATTCCTGATGGATTTGAGCTTGACGCGGAAGAGAATATATATCGAGAGTCTTACGGCCTTGATATGCAGCAAATGGCATGGCGGCGCGCAAAGATTGTTGAGCTAAAAGACCCGACGCTTTTCAAGCAGGAATACCCAGCAACAGCGGCGGAAGCGTTCCAAGTATCTGGCGCAGACCCATACATCAGTGCAGAACTGGTAATGACTGCGCGGAAGGCTATTGCAGAAGCATACGGAGACAAGAAACTAGGGGTTGACCCGGCTCGGTTCGGCAACGACCGAACCGCTATATGTTTCAGGCAGGGCCGCAAAGTGCATTGGATACGGCCACATCCCAAGAAGTCAACGATGGAGGTTGTTGGTTTGGTAGTGCTGGCAATACGAGAGACTGGTGCTAAACAGTGTGCGGTTGACGTTGGCGGCCTTGGTGCTGGGGTATATGACCGGCTGATTGAACTAATAATGCCGGAAGAGTGCGAGATTGTGCAGGTAAACAGCTCAGAATCTCCGATAGACGCAACCAAATACACCAACAAGCGAGCCGAAATGTGGGGAGAGGCTAAGGCGTGGCTGGAAAAGCAGCCCGCATCTATCCCGGATAGCGACGAGTTAATGGCTGACCTAACTCAGATCAAGTACAGCTACGACAGCAACAACGCATTGAAGATGGAGCGCAAGGAAGACATGAAGAAGCGCGGATTTAGGTCTCCAGATATGGCTGACGCGCTCGGGCTGACATTTGCCAAGCCGATTAAGAAAATCATGAAGCAGCCAATAATTCAGGGGTGGGAACCTTTGGATGATACAACTGGTTATTAAAGGGAAGAGACAATGAAAAAGATTAAACTCACTGGTACATCGGTAGCGCAGGACACTAACAACATCGCCGCAGGTGTTACGGCATCATCTGGCGTGGCGTTTACGCTAATCACTGATGCGACTCCTGACGCGCTGGCGCACAAGCTAATCATCACACCGACCGGCTCGGTTACAGGCAACTACGGCATTTCTGGGTTGGACGCTGACGGAGCAGCTGTAAGCGAGACTTTGGCTACCAGTACAACGAATGCCGTTACGTCTGCCAAGTATTACAGCACTGGCATCATTGTTACCGCTCCTGCTGGGCTTGGGCTGGAGACCGTGAGCATCGGATATACCGCTGATTCTGTGTCTGAAACGGTGCATCCAGAGTTGAATTCAAGCATCACAGATGGCGCTTTCAATATAGGATTTGGCTGCACAGTCGGCACCGGAACGCCAACATACACCGTTCAGCATACCTACGACGGCGTTACATGGTTCAGCCACGCAACGGTTGCCGCAGAAACCACAAGCCAAGAGGGAGCCTATACCAGCCCAGTAAGTGCGATTCGCCTGTTATGGGCGGCTGCCGGCCAAGTGACGCTGACGGGATACCAAATTGCCTAATATGGACAACATCGCATCGGACATTGAGGAAATCGTCCGAATGTTAGAGGGTTAAGTTAATATGAACGATTCTCGTCTGCTCATTTGGGACACTATAAGCAGATTGTGGAAAAAGGTCGGGGATGGTTTCCCTATGCCTATATCCAGATCCGATGGCCCTGGAGTTGATGCATTCCAGCGTGATCGGACTTCTACTCCGTTTGGAATTTTTGAATCAAAGTTTTTATCAACGCGCAAACGTCCCCAGTGGGAAGAGCGGTTAACTGGCGCAATCATTGTTCATGGCGCAGTAACTGGCGCTGGATTTTCGATAGGAGAAGTAATTACCGGCGGAACTTCTGGAATGACCGGCACTATTACGGCTAAAACTGCATCAAGCGTCACATTTACCACATCGAACAACGACTGGACTGATGGAGAAACAATCACAGGCGGCACGTCTGCATCAACGGCTGTAATAACAACGCACAATACAGGATCGGATATTGTTTATAACTACAATGGTTCTAGTGTTCTTCTGAACGTTGGGACGGTATCAGGACAGAGAGTGATACGGCAATCAGTCCGCTATATTCCTTACGTCCCTGGGTATTCGCACCACATTAACACAACAGGAACAATGGCTCTTGGGAAGGTAAACCAGAAGCAATCTATTCTGTACGGAGATGATCTGAATGCAATTGGTTTTGTGATGAATGGTACGGAGATGTCGTGTCTGCTTAGGACAAATACGTCAGGATCCGCTGTAGATACATTGGTTGCGCAGACTGATTGGAATATAGATAAACTAAACGGTACAGGCATTTCTGGTAAAACACTCAATCCAACTAAGTCCCAAATAAATGACGTTGATTTTCAATGGCTTGGTATTGGTAGAGTGAGGATATCGCTTAATATAGATGGTAGCATTCATCAAGTTCACGAATTCAATCATGCCAATGAAACAACTGGCGTATATATGCGAACCCCGACGCTCCCAATTCGCTACGAAATAGAGAACATAGGAACGGTGTCATCGTCATCAACTCTTGAGCAAATATGTTGCGCAGTTTCTAGCGAAGGTGGCTACACTCTCCCCGGTGATGAATACGCCGCTTCTCATACATGGGCGCAGGAAGCGGCTGTTACTACGCGCAGGCCGATATTTGCAATCAGGCTTAAAGCGGAATTTCCAGCAGGAAAGCCAAATAGGAAACAGGTAAGGTTATTGGATTTTGCTTGTTTTGTACGAACAAACGACGCTCTATTCGAACTCATGCACGTTCATAACCCATTGACTGTTTCTGCGGGTGGAGTTCCACAGGCTTTAAGCGTAGCTTGGACATCCATCGACGACGATAGTTGTGTTGAATATTTACCAAACATTTCTGCAATAACAGCAGAACACATGCATTTTGTTCAGTCGATATTTGTTCCTGCTGCTACTGGAAATGGCGGAAACACAATAGAACAAAGCGTAGCATCTATTAATGCTCATTCTTTTATATCTCAGAATTTTGAATCGGATAATTCGCAATGTTTTGTTATTTTTGCCACGTCCAGAACCGGTACAAGTAATTGTATTGCGCATTGCAGCGAAATTGAAAGCGAATAAATGAACCTAAACCAAGATTCTGATTTGATCGAAGATATAGAAGCCATCGCGCGCATGTTCGAGACTTCCGATGATAGGGCTGCCAGACTAGCAAAGGTTGCGGCCTTTTCAGAAACGATCAAGAAAAAGCGTAATGCCGCAATTCTTGCCCGCAAGCGTTCAGGAATCGAAGAGGTTTGGCAAGCGGCTGAAGACGCATATGAGGGCGTGGACGAATATAACCAGCGATCTGGAAGCACGTACACCAAGGGAAGATCGACTAGCGACGGGCTGCGCGAGGTAAAGAAAGCGCCTCAAGGACGCAGCACGGTGATACCAAACATCACGAGGCCGTATTGCGATGCTGCCAGCGCGCGCATGAGCGACATGCTGTTACCGACGGATGATGTAAATTGGGCGCTCGAAGATTCTCCGGTGAAAGATAAAGACGAGCGGCCACAACAAGACTGGCAACAAATTGCGCAGCAAGACCAGCAGTCTCCAGGAGTATTGCGCCGAATCGGAAACGCAATTACTGGCACATTCAATGGATCGCAACAGCAAGG